ATATGTTCAAATATATTTTTTTGTAATGATGCATTAATCATGGGATTATTTTTTGCAATATTAGTTGACATGAAATGTAAATGCGATGTGATATGAGCTCTGTGATCTTGTCCTTTAAAAGCTTGAAAAGGAATTCCAGATAAAGCATCAATATGTTCTAAAGATGGATCTTTAGGCATTGGTTGAGGCGGCTTCTTTAAAATCATATCTATATTTTTTACACCTAAAGCTTCATACATATTTCTGTAAGCCATATATAGATTATGAATTTGTGGATTAGATTGAGCTAATTGTAATTCAGTTTGTGCAATTGAAATTCTTTGTGTTTGAGAAAAAATATTAGGATCTGCTACTGGAACGATATCTACTTTATCATCAAAGTCAGCTTGTTTAATTAATCTTTGACCACCAACAACATCATATGGGTATTCTTGTGGTAAATATAATTTAAATACTCTTGCTAATAATTTAAATTCATTTTTAAGAGCAACATATAATCTTTTATGAATCGCAGACATAGTCCTTGATCCTCTTTCAAGCAACGCAACTGTCGTACCCACTGCGGCTTGTTGATTACCCTCTCCTACCTGCATATCAGCTATAGATGCGAAACGCTGACCGGCTTGTACTACGACACCCATAAGTTGTAATAGTGTTTGAGATGGTTCCTTAAAAGGAAGCGTCATAAATGCATCTCTAATATTTCCACCAGGTGCATCTACATCTCTAAACTCACCAGGTTGTATAGATTGTGCATCATCTCTAATTCTAATGCCACGCTGTTTAAATCCAGCAGGTAAATTTGATAGTGTTCCAGCATCTAATAAAGATCTTAGTGCTGAAGTCGCAGTTCTAGATAATCCTCCTATCATATGAATTAATCCAAAACCGTAAAAGCCTAATCCAGGTAAAAATTTAAAGTGTACAAAGTATTGTATCTTTTTTCTTAATTGGTCATTAACTTCATAGTTTCTTCTGATAGATAAAATCTGTCTTGAGTTTTCTTCAATGGTTACAATGTAAGGTAATTTAATTCCTGTTACATCACCTTCAGGATTTCTATCTTCAAAACCTTCAATATCTAAATTAACATGACATTCAAGTAAGGTAAAAATATCTTCATTGTTTTTACCTGAAGCTCTCATACCTTCTAACTCTTGTTCTTTTTTCTCAATGTCAGTTTCAGAATTATATCCTGGTGTTAATTCAATATCTCTATAGAAACCATTAACTTGTTGTTTTCTTAATTCATTACCAGAAATTTTTAATCGATGGATGATTGATTCCGCATCGTCTAATGAGGTAGCTGTATACGGAACAATCAAATCATCTGCAGGGACGAACTTGGAGACTGCTCGGCCGAGTAGTTCATCATAATAAACTTTTTTAAATGATGAACCAGAAAGAGGTAAATAAAATAACATTTGATCAAATTCAGTTTCATACTCTGGCATTTGATCCATAAGTTGATAATTCATAAATTCTTTTACACGTTCAGACTGTTGTGTCTTTTCTGGTGTAGGTGCTCCAACAACTTGTGTTCTCACAGGTCCTTGAGCCGGGAGCAATTCTTTGTAGGCCAAAGCTTGAAATTGAGTAACCGCTTCTGCTAGAACAGGATGTGTTGCACCACTTGCTCCTTGGAAAGGTTCTGTCTTTTGTTCATACTTAAATCCTAAAAGATCTAAACCTTTTGTATAAGAATTTTCCCAATCTTGTCTTGAAGATTTGTAATCTGTGTAATTGTTAAATAATTCTGAACCAAGAGGCATTAAAACTTCCTCTGGTAATAACTCAGCTAGATTGTCATAATGACCGACTGTTTGAGCCTGGTTCATGGCTCCTGGTTCAAAATTAATTTCTACACCGCCATCTTCTGTTGGTGTAATTTCTGTTTCTCCTGTATTAGGAATGTCTTCTTGAATTTCAATATTCTCTTCGATCGCCTTTTCAGGTCCTTCGATCTCAATAGTTTTTCTAACTTCGTTTGGAAGTGCTTTGTCGATTTCGGCCATTAGTTTTCTCCAATTTTACATCTTTAACAGTATTATAGTCAACATTCAAGCCTTGTGATTGAGGACCTTTTTTAGGGGGTATTGTCGTAGTTAGTTTTTTTCTTAAATTTTTGTAATAGCTCGGGTGTCTCCATACAAATGTCATTACCAGTAATAACTCCTTTTTCTTTTTGGTGAAGATGTATCTTTATAATCTTCTGGATGAATAATCAAGCCCCCCTGCCTAAATCTTAATAAGGCTTGAGTTGTAGAGTCCACTAAATCATCATGATCTCCGTATGGAAAAGAAGCACACTCTTCAATAACCTCTTGAGCAAACTCTCTATCTTTAGGTGCCCAAACCATACCTGACTCAAACATAGGCGCAACAGAATTTACTCGACTGTGTTTATCATTTCCTTTTGATGGTGAAAAATTTACAACTGGAATTCCCATTTGTCTCAATTCATAAGTTAATGGTAGACCAGATGCTTTGGCTTCAACCAATACTGTTTCAGGTTGCCAATAATCATATTGTTCTTTTGCAACACGTCTAAGTTCTGGAAATTCTAAACGTTCTTTTAAAGCATCTAATAAAATTATTTGTTGTGGATCACCTTCGTTCTCTCTAAAAATTCCCCAAGTTGTAATTGCGGAAAAGTCAGCCGTTTCTTTTTTTAGAAAAGCTGTGTCGTAAGATTGAATGACATGTTGTAATGGAGGTAAATAATCTTTATCCCAATTTTGCCACCACTCTCGTTTTAATAATGCACCTTCTTCTGCAGTAGGATTTTGCATATACTGTGCATTCCATTTTGATATACCAGCAGATGCTTTAACTTTTTCTAATTCTTCTTTCTTCCAATATTCTGGCCATACAGGTTCTCCGCTTGGTAAGATAGCTGGAAATTCTATTACTTCCCATTGATCTGCTTTTTCTTCTTTTGCTCCAGCGTTTACCAATTGAGCTGTTAAATCTTTTGTAGACCATCTAGTCATTACAACCACAATAGCTGCACCTGGTTGTAAACGCTGACGTGGACCTGATGTATACCACTCATATGCATTATCAAATGCAGTTGGAGAATTTACATCTTGTTCAGAATGTGGATCGTCAATAATTAATAAATCTGCACCTCGTCCTGTTACAGCACCTTGAACACCAACAGCAAAGTACTCGCCACCTCCGTTTGTTTCCCAACGTCCTGCAGCTTTTGAATCTTCTCTTAGTCTTGTTGTAAATAAATCTTGATATTCAGTTGAGTCAATTAATGTTTTAGCTTTTCTACCAAATCGTATTGCAAGTTCTGCTGTGTGAGTTGCTTGAATAATTTTTAAATTAGGTCTATTACCAATCATCCACGCTGGTAAAAAATAAGATGCAAATTCAGATTTAGTATGCCTTGGTGGCATATTAATAATTAATCTTTTACACTCACCCGTTAGGATTCTATTGAAAGCATCTGCAATTTTTTTATGGTGGTACCCCTCAACAAATTCTGGCCAAGTGTATTTTACAAAGGATAAAAAATCAGAACGGTACTTAGATTGAGTAGATTTTTTAACTTTAGTTAAAATATCTAATTTTAATTGTCTTCTTACTTTCGGATCAGCGATCGCATTTATTTTATCTAAACTAAGCATAATATTTAATTATGGTACCAAAAACTATTTAACAGGAATCTATGTCTAAATCAAACACTAAAGGACAATGTTTAGGATCCCTTTTTTTATTTTATACCCCTCCCCCCTAATTAAAAGTTTGACTTTTGACTTTGGTCTGGGACCTCTCTAGTTATATGGGTGGGACCCGCCCACATGCTCTTCTCTAGGTGCGACATAGTGTCGCACCTAGCATTATTAACTTGACAACTAACTATTTACGCATTGGCCTCCTCTCTCATAGCATACAAGACATCACGCTCTAGTGCTCTTGCACAATTTACCATAAACTTATGTCTTGTAATTTGATTGTTATTAATCTTAAGACCAATATATTTTGAGAATATTTGTCTTGCATCGTTTGCTGTTTTAAATTCATCAGCACGATAATAAGCAACTTTCTGTAAGAAAGTAAATCTAAATACCATCTCTTCAAGATTATCCTTTCTTACTTCTCCCATACCAAGTCCAACCATTAAGAACCCGATTTGATCAGCTTCT